CGGCTACGTGCAGCAGAGGCGATACTCAATAGGGTAGGTCTTGGCAAACAAGAGACAATGAACCACAACGTTCAGGCAATCCATGGCGTTGTATTGTTGCCACCGAAGAAGGAAGTAGTAATCGATGGCTGACTGGCCTGATGAAGTGCCTAAAAAACCACGGGGCAGACCCAAGAAAGACCCTGAAGCTCCTAAGGCAGTATACAACCTGTCTAGGAAAGAACGAGCTAGACGCGCTCTACAGGCTCGTGTTCGTAAGGCAGAGAGCCAGAAGAAGAAGCTACAGAAAAAGTCAAAACAGAAGTCTGAGTACGCACGAGTCCTAAAGAAGAGTGCAAAGAAAGTAGAGTCAGCCCTAAACCAGAAGACTACTCGCGTCGTAGATATGGACGACGTATCCAACTTACCCGCCACCGTTCGAGAAATAATAGATGACACACCAGTTATCTTCAAGCCTAATGACGGTCCTCAGGAAGAGTTTCTATCTGCTAGTGAACAGGATGTCCTCTATGGTGGCGCGGCAGGTGGTGGCAAGAGTTTTGCACTTCTAGCCGACCCTCTCAGGTACTGCCACAATTCCAACCATCGTGGTCTTCTCCTTCGTCGTACTCTCGATGAACTAACAGAACTGATAGATAAGTCTAAACAGTTGTACACCAAGGCGTTCCCCGGAGCGACCTTCCGGGAGTCTAAGTCAACGTGGGTCTTCCCCTCTGGGGCAACCATGTGGTTCACCTACCTAGATAGAGATAAGGACGTAACACGTTTCCAAGGACAGGCTTTCAACTGGATAGGCATAGACGAGATAACCCAGTACCCAACAAGCTACGTCTGGGATTATCTCAGGTCACGTCTTCGTAGTACAGACCCAGAGCTACAAAGAAACCTCTGTATGCGTTGCACAGCGAACCCCGGAGGTGTTGGTGGCTGGTGGGTCAAGAAGATGTATATAGATATAGCGGAACACAACAAACCGTTCCCCGCTGCAGATTTAGAAACAGGCAAGCCCTTCGTATGGCCTAGGGGACATGAGAGGGAAGGGCAAGCTCTGTTCTATCGTAAATTCGTACCTGCTCGTCTCACAGATAATCCTTATCTGATGGCAGATGGGCAGTACGAGGCGATGCTCCGTTCCCTACCTGACGTTGAGCGTCGTCGTCTATTAGAAGGAGATTGGGATGTTGCTGAGGGGGCTGCTTTTCCAGAGTTTTCACGAACTCACCACGTTGTCGAACCTTTCGATGTACCTACCAATTGGCCGCGCATTCGGGCGGCAGACTATGGGTATGCTTCCCCGTCCTGTATTTTATGGGGTGCTATTGATTGGGATAATAATATTTGGGTTTATCGTGAACTGTATATAAAACACTTGACAGCAGAACAGCTAGCCGATAGAATACTAGAAATGGAAGAGTTAGACCCTCTCCCGCACTATACAGTGTTAGATGCATCCTGTTGGAATAAAACAGGCTTCGGACCTTCGATAGCAGAAACTATGATGCGCTCTGGTGTTAGATGGACACCATCAGATAGAAACAGACTCCAAGGAAAAATGGAATTACATAGAAGGTTAGCGGACGACCCGTATACCAAAGAACCACGTTTACGTGTCTTCTCAACTTGTAAACACACTGTCGCACAACTGTCAGGTATTCCGCTGTCCAAAACCAATAGTGAAGACGTTGATACAAAAGCTGAAGACCACGCATATGATGCACTCCGTTATATGGTTATGACACGCACAAGTGGTTATACATCAATACATAAGACCTTGCAAGGTATAAAAGACCAGACATACCAACCCTTTGATAATACATTTGGATATTAAATATGGCAGGTGGCGGTACTAAGCCGATAGAAATTAAAAGTAAGTTTGACCCTCGTGTGACAACTTTGCGAGAGGTTGTTGACTTATACGCTAAGGACGCTCGTGCGGCAGGTCGTAAGATTGAAGATTTTGAAAAGACTTTTAATCTTGCTGGACTAAAGGATATGCTAGATAGACCAGCTATTGATATGTTCGAGGGTAGCTGGGATGGTGACTTAAATCCACTAGAAGCCGCCTTACAGGGCAAAGCAGAGTCTACACATCGTTCGGTTATATCTGCAGTAAGTAATGTGCAGAGAAATGTTATAAGAGAAGCAACCAGATTAAAAACTGGTTCTGATTTGATACAGATAACCGATACTGTATATATACCTCCAAAGTCTAAAGCCTATACTAAGAGTTTTGGTTATAATCCGTACAAAATAGGATTTTTAACAGAGGCTCTTGTAAAACATGTAAAAGATAATCCTGCTGATAAACCGATTGCTAACGCTATTATGTTTCAACTTCAGACAGGACTACGCCCCTCTGCCGTAGGTGGTCTTCCTACTGCATCCTTCAAAACGTCGGAACGTCCGGGAGGTTCTCCGGGGATATTTATACCAAAGGATATGAAGGGTGTTAAAACAGATAATAATATAAATGTACCGCTATCAAGACGTTCTATAGCTATACTACAAGACCAAACAATATACAACGAAGCAGAGTTTGGTGATAGTGAAGGATTTTTTGTAAGACGAGTAGGAAATAAAGTAGAGTCTATTACGGATACTGACATAAATAGGGTGCTTAAAAAATTAAATTCTAGTTTTGGAATTAAAAAAGACCTTAAAACAGTAGACACTAAAGATGTACCATACCTAACCTCCTACGACCTTCGACGTTTAAATGCAACGGCCTTTGACCAACTAGGTGTTGATGTAAACAGAGCAGGTGCATTAGTAGGTCGCCCTATACAAGCAAATACAGAACAATCTAGATATATTGGGGCGGCTCCCGGTGTTTATGGAGACTCTGCAGCAGAAGATGTAAATAGGATATCCAATTTCTTTCACCAGCAGTACGCAGAAACACTTTCGGGTGCTAGCGAAGCAGGGCAACAAGGTAAGTCTCTAAGTCTTAACACAATGTTATTTGATGGTGAAACACCAGAGTTTACTGACATAGAAACAGAAGCACCCGCACCAATAAAGATAAAGAAGTTTGACGTTGGTACAAATATACAAGTAGAAGAAAAAGGCCCTGTTAAACAGGCTGTTCCCTCACCACAAGTAGCTGATGACCTAATGCCTGCGCCTAACCCTGAGGCGGCTGAAAGCTTGAGAGCTAAGGGATTTGACGGAAAGAAGATGGCTGATGCAATCTTAAACTTCGTCAATAATGATACAACCAAGGCAGTTACAGGAGTTATTGCGGGGGCTGGTTCTACTTTAGCGGCTATGGTTCCCGGACCCGTGGAGGCACTGGTTACAGGAGTCTTCGACCAGAAGAGTTTAGAAGAGGCAGGAGCTAAGGGTAAAAAGCTAGTACAGGACGTTACTGGTCAAGAGGAGGGCGTACTTCCTGCGCTTGGTGAAGTAGCAGGGGTAGCTGGTGAAATGGTTACAGGTGCAGTTGCTGACCGCGAAGCTCCTCTTGCAACTTCAAAATTTTTAGCTAGTCCTATGGCGACTATAGCTTCAGGATTTATCAATAGGAACGAGGAAGCCACTCCTGTTGATATGAATACAGGTGGCTTCCTATCTAGATAAGGAGAAAAGATATGCCCGGAAATAACTATAACTACGGTGCTGCTTACATTATGAACTCAGACAAGACATCTGTTGACACAGACGAGGGTGCAAGCTCCCTAACACGCGGAGGCTTGGAATTTGATACTCGTGTACAACAAGGTCCTATAACTGAAGACATGCCAAAGAAGCAGACTAAGCCAACAGTTGAAGCATCGTTATTCGCTATGGCAGACGAACGCGACTATTAGGAGGATTCTATGACTAAAAAAATATCTTCGGATGAAATGCTTTTACGCATCTATAACATGACTAGAGGTATAGTTTCACCTGATTATGTAAAGACTGAAATGAAGATGAGAACTAAAGATAAACCTAGAGGTGGTGTCACCAATAGAAAAATGGGTGGTAAAATACCTGCTAAGAAAAAGAAGTAAATATGTCAGAAGACAATTTCCTACAGCCTGCAGACGACACAACCATACCCGTTCAATCCCCAGATGAAATGCTTCCGGGGTTAGCAGGGTACGTCCGACGCAAGTTTGAAGAGGCTGAGAACGGACGTTTCTCCTACGAGCAACGTTGGTTACAGGCTTTTAAAAACTTTAGGGGCATCTACGATTCGACTACGCAGTATAGAGACTCCGAAAGGTCACAGGTATTCGTAAGAGTAACCAAGACCAAGGTTCTTGCCGCGTATGGTCAGATTATAGATATCCTGTTTGCTAATAAAAAGTTTCCACTTGTTGTAGAACCAACTCCTATGCCAGAAGGTATAGCAGAGTTTGCTCACATGGAAACTCCTCTAGACCAAATGCCAGAAGACCCCTACGGGTTCTCTGGGGATGGCAGGGAGCTTACTCCCGGAGCCTTAGGTGCTAAACCCTCTAAGGATTTTCTTGGTGGTCTAGAACAGTCTATGGGGCAGTTGCCACTAGCTGAAGGACCTAGCAAGGTAGGCGAACCACAGATTAGCCCAGCACAGAAAACAGCCCTGAAGATGGAGAAGTGTATTCACGACCAACTTCTCGACACGAATGCGGTCAATGTTTTCAGGAGTGCAATCTTTGAGTCGGCTCTTCTAGGTACAGGAATTGTAAAAGGACCTTTCAACTTCAACAAACGTGTTCACAAGTGGGACAGAGACGAGAATGGTGAACGGGAATACCAGCCATATGAAAAGTCTGTACCACGTATAGAAATGGTATCTGCTTGGGACTTTCATCCAGACCCTGCGGCTACAAACATCGATGACTGTGAATACGTAATAGAGAGACATCGATACAATCGTCAACAACTTCGCTCTCTAATCAAGCGTCCCTACTTCATAGCGGAGAACATAGAAGAGTGCCTAGCAAAAGGCCCTAACTATGAGGACAAGTACTATGAAGATACTATCCGCGAGGATGAGACTGAGCCTTACGTATCTGAGAATAGATATGAGGTTCTAGAGTATTGGGGTGTCCTAGATTCTAAACTAGCTAGAGAAGCAGGCTTCGACGAAGCTACTGACATGTCTGAGTTTGACGAACTACAGGTAAACGTCTGGGTTTGTGGGGGTATGATACTTCGCTGTGTCCTAAATCCATTCACACCTGCTCGTATACCATATCAAGTATTTCCATACGAATTAAATCCGTATCAACTCTGGGGTACTGGCGTGGCAGAGAATATGGAATACTCACAGAAGCTGATGAATGGTCACTATCGAATGGCTATTGATAATCTAGCCTTGGCAGGTAATCTAGTCTTTGACGTTGATGAGGCTAGCCTTGTCCCCGGTCAGAACATGGACATCTTCCCCGGAAAGATTTTCCGTAGACAGTCGGGGGTTACTGGAACAGCTATCAACGGACTAAAGTTTCCAAACACCGCAGGTGAAAATCTGCAGATGTATCAGATAGCAAGGCAACTTGCTGACGAGGACACAGGAATACCGTCGATTATGCACGGTCAGACAGGCGTTACAGGCACAGGACGTACTGCGGCAGGTCTATCCATGCTGATGGGGTCTGCTGGGCTTTCTATGAAGACTGTGGTTAAGAATATAGACGACATGTTGTTAAAACCATTAGGGGAGGCATATTTTCAATGGAACATGCAATTCAACGACGATGCTCCCGATATTGTGGGGGACTTGGAAATAAAGCCGAGGGGTGTTGCTGCTGTAATGCAGAAAGAAGTTCGGAGTCAGAGGCTTACAGCCCTCCTTCAGACTGTCGCAAACCCGATGCTTGCGCCCTTTATCAAGATACCTAATCTTATGCGGGAGTTAGCCATCTCTCAGGACATAGACCCTGATAGTTTAGTTAATGATACTAATGAAGCACAATTATATGCAAAAATGTTACAAGGAATGATGGCAAATGCTCAACAAGCAGCAAGCGCAGAAGCTAGCCCCGCTGGTGCAGGGCAAGGAATGGGAAATGATGGAGGAGTACCTGAAGGACCTCAGGGAACTGACGATTCAGGGCGTGGTAACGGCACAATCGGAGTCGGAACTGCTCCGAGCGCAGGGGAAGCTGGCTTTACTGGAAATCCTCCTCAAGCTGAAGAGTAGCCAAGAGGCAGTAGTCCTCAACGAGAATAGAAAAGAAAACAGCACATTTACTTATGAGTAGTATAAACAATGGCAATAACATACACGCAGAGTCAGACACTAACTCCAGACCAGTATCAGAATAGCTTTGTCAACTTCTATCAGCAAGTACTAGGAATAAAAGGTACGTACGGTGATGGAGGCGGTGGAGGTGGCAGTGACTCTGATAAGCAAGAAGAGACAACAACTGGCGTAAGCTATAATATGTCTCCCAGTGATGACGATGATACCTCACCGTTTGTTCCGGGGTCTTCCTTTGTTAAGTCTGACGGTACTATGGACATAAACGTTATGGCCTTAGACCCTGAGAATATTAATTCAAAAATATCTGAGTCAGAGGCGTTTGGCTCTGAGCCTGTCTTTCGCAATGACAGGTTGAACCTTTTTAACCTTCCTGACGATTCTAGTCTTAGGAAGAAGGTAGCTGATAACTTAGAACCTGCAGTTAAGGGGGTTTTTGCAGGTGCGAGTTCAATTGGGCAGACCAGTTTAGTAGGAGCAGGTTTAACAGGCAGTATTATGGGCAGTTTTATTGGGGGAGAAACCTATAAAGACGAAATGGGAAATACTCAATTTGACCCCACGGGAAACCCTGTTCTAAGTGCAATGGGTCAACTAACTAGAGACTCAAGGAGAGATATACTAACAAGGATAAGCGCAGAAGCGCAAGCTAACCCCGCAGGGGACTTAGGATTTGCCGCTAGTATAGGAAACCTCATGGTTGTCCGAGGTCCGGGGGACGGGTCTTACTCAGGCAACAGACAGAGTTTGTCTTTTCAACAGATAAAGAATATAGAAGCCCTATCGAAGGGAATACTTCCTGATACTTTCCGTTTTGAGAAGGATAAGGATGGTCAGAGTGGGCTATTCATGGGTAACAAGAGGATTAATACAGGCATTGAGGAGAGTGGGGGTGTCTACTTAGACCCTAACAATAAGCAGGCAGGCTTCTATAGGTCAGATGGGGCTATCTATACTCATAGGTTTGGATATGCTCCTGTGGGTATGATGTCGGACGTGGAAACCTTGGCTAAGAACTATTTTCCGGGCATGGATGCTAAAACGGCACGAGATTTAGCGTTAAGTGCTATACAGAATGCTAGGGCAGGGAGTGGCACTCTTCAAAGTAATTTGCGTGACGCAGCTTCGTCTACCATATACAATATGGACATGGATTTCTTGGGTGATGAGGATAAGTACTCAGGGATAAGAACCCGTGAAGAAGACTTAGAGTTACAAAGAGAACAGGAAGCACAACAAAAGGCTGAAAGAGCCGCTGCTTCAAATCGCGCAATACAAGCTGCAAAAAGAAGAACTGAATTAAAACAAAACGTAGTAGACAGGCGTGAACAACGGGATATACGTGAAGTACAAAAATTACAAAAAGAAGACCCTACGTTTGAAGACGCTTTTAATAGGGGCGGTTTTATCGGCATGAACAATGGAGGCCCCGTGCCTGACCAAGAGGGTCAGTCAGGGTTTGTAGATGGTGTGCCTCCTAGCCAAGCAACAGATGCACAAGAAGTAGCAGATGACAGACCAACCCAACTACCTGAGGGAGCATTTGTCCTAAACGCATCTTCTGTGGAGTTTGCGGGTGAACAAGACATATCCAAGATGCTACTTGACGCACACGAAGAAGCAATCCGCAGGGGTGCAGTATCACAGGGTACATCAGGAGATGCTACTCGTAAGATGATTGACGTTGCGATATCTCGCGGTGAGGTTGTTGTAGCCCCTTACATGGTGAAGATTATTGGTCTTGACCGCTTAGAAAAAATAAACAAGCGTGGCATTAGGGATACCGAACGTAAGATAGAAGATAATGGTCAGGAACTAGAAGGCGTGGCTAGGGGTGGTTTTCTAGATATGAATAATGGGGGAGAGGTAGCTAGCCCTTTTGACGAACATATTGAAATACCTGAAGAGACATTAGAAGCATTAAAAAAATTTGGTCAACGTAAAAGACAAAGAGGCGAAATAGATAAATTTATGGCTACTCTTTCTGATAGAGATGCAATCATGTTAACTCTACTTACAGAAACAGTATCTAATATTACTCCAGTAGAAGACATGGAAGCTATTGCTGAAGTTATAATAAACAGAAGAGATTCAGACTATCAAGATTTTAAAAACGTAAAAACTGTAAAGGAAGTTTTAAAACAACACGTAGACAATAACCCAAATAAAGCTTATCAGTTTTCAGGACTTGAGCCTTCTGTATTAGAGGCTCGTCTTAATGAAGTTATAGCTGGGACAGCCGATAAAGGACTAAAGAAAGCGTTTATAGCGGCTAGTAATGTTACAAGCCCTGAAACGGAAGGTTATAAAAGACTTCCTTACAATACACTATTTTATACAAAACCGGGGGCAGATAGTCAGTGGATGCGTGATTCTGACCTGTTAGAATTTGCAGACCAGATAGGTCCGCATGAATTTTATTCTGCTATCCCAATGGATTCTAAAGGGCGACTCTCTCCTGAGTTCCCTTAAAGTTTAGTCAGCTACCCGTACTACGGCCCTGACATAACCGAAGCGGCTACCTACAGCCAAGTAGCCCCGCATTATGAGGTAAATAAATGGCAAAAGTAAAAGGCCACAGAGCCAATAAACCTAACGACTCTTTCGGAACTATAAATAATGAAAATTTATACCGTGGAAATTATAAGGATGAAGTATACAAGGATGAAGAAGATAATACAGAAAATGTTGAAGCTTCCTCAGACGATACTCAACCTGACCCTGCACCAAATGCAGCTACTCAGGATGCAAATAGCTTTGTCAGTAAACCAGACTCTTCTGAGCCTGAACACGACTATAAAAAACGTTATGACGACCTTAAAAAACACTATGACAGCAAAGTTTCAGACTTTAAAGAAGAGCTTTCGTCTCTTCGTAAAACGATGGAAGAACGCGCTGTTGAAATGCCTAGGGGAGTAACACCACCAAGGACTCAAGAAGAACTTCAAGAGTTTAAGGAACGTTACCCTGATGTATTTGAAGTAGTGCAAACGGTTGCGTCTATGCAGACGGAATCACAGGTGTCACAGCTTCGACAGGAAATAGGCACTATTAAGGAACGAGAAAAGGAACTAGAAAAGCAGAAAGCGTACGAAGAACTGCTACGGTTGCACTCAGACTTTGATGAGCTTAAATCTTCAAAAGAGTTTTTAACATGGCTCGAAGAACAGCCAAAAACAATTGCTGAAGGTATCTATAAAAACAGTACTGATGCAAAATGGGCTGCTCGTGTAGTGGACCTTTATAAGGCCGATACTGGTCTTAACAAACCAACAAAGAAGAGACAGGCAAGTGCGGCAGATGCCGTTACAAAAACACCTGTCAGGGATGTCCGTACAGACTCTAATAGTGGAAAACGTACATTCAAATCTTCAGAAATCGTCAAGATGAAACCTTGGGAGTTTGAACAGATGGAATCTGAATTAGACGCTGCAAGGGCTGAGGGGCGAATAGACTTTAACTCCTAAAAACCTCAAAAAGAGACAAGGAAGGAACTAGAACATGGCGTTCACTACTTCTTCTGGATATGGAAACTTACCTAGTGGTAACTTTGCACCAGAAATTTTTAGCCAAAAGGTTCTCAAGTTTTTCCGTCGTGCTTCGGTTGTAGAAGATATTACTAACACCGATTACGCTGGCGAAATTGAAAATTTTGGCGATACTGTTCGTGTCATTAAAGAGCCTACAGTAACTGTGTCATCATATCAGCGTGGTTCAGTGGTTAATCCACAGGATTTAGCTGATGACCAAATCACTATGGTTGTTGACCAAGCAAACGCATTTGCGTTTAAGATTGACGATATTGAAGAGCGTCAGTCTCACGTTAACTTTGAAGCATTGGCTACATCTTCAGGTGCATTCGCTCTGAAGCGTAAGTACGATGCAACAGTCTTGCAAGCAATCTCAGACGGTGCAGGTATTGCCGCGTCTGCTGTTTCTGGCACGACTCTAACCACAACTGCCGCGGCAGGCGACATTGGTACAGCTAACGCTCCTATCAACGTTGAAACAGATGATAACGGCATCAACATGATGTTAGCTATGGCTCGTCTACTAGACGACCAATCTGTGCCTGAAGAAAACCGTTGGTTTGTAGCACCTCCAATCTTCTATCAGAAGATGCTACAAGCTGGTAACAAACTAGCTGAAGTTCAAGTAACTGGCGACAATAGCTCCCCATTGAGAAATGGTTTAGCATTGCCGGGAACATTTGCAGGCTTCCGTTGTTACAAGTCAACTGCGCTTAACAGCACAGGTGGCACAGACCAAGTGACCCTAACTGACGCATCTGCAACTCTTGCAACTGATGCTTCTGAGAATATTATTCTTGCAGGTCACATGTCAGCAGTTTCTACTGCATCCCACATCGCTAAAACCGAAGTGGTTCGTTCAACTGAATCGTTCTCTGACGTTATTCGTGGACTACATGTTTTTGGGCAAAAAGTATTGCGCCAAGAAGCTGTTGTTCGCGGTGTCATTGACTTCGCATAGAGGAGATTGACTAATGGCTACTGTCGATTTTACCATCACTGGTGGTGGAACTGTAGGACATCCTGCTCACGCAATTCGTCCTTATATTGTGCAGTCAAAAATATTTGACGCTGCAGATACAAACTTAACAGCTAACGATGTTATCAAGGTGATTGACCTTCCTGACAACTCCATCGTTCTTGGTGGTTGTTTGGACGTTCTTGAAGCTGGTGGCTCTAGTGTGACTTTTGATGTTGGTATTAGTACTGACATTGATGCCTTCTGTGATGGTGTCGATGGCAACGCTGATGCTATCTACAACTTTCACCCAACAGCCGCAGGTATTAACACTGTAATTGCTACAGATGCTATCCAAGTTAAAATCTTGGGTGCAGACTCTGCAGTAGTTCGCTTCCGTGTTATTGCTTTGATTGCTGACATTGGCGACCCAACTAAATTAGTACAGACTGCCGCAGTTCAAACTGGGGTTTAATACTAACACTCAGGGGGCAGGGTAACTTGCCCCTTGAACTCTAGAAAGGTAATTGACATGACTAAACGTAAAGGTCTGTATGCCAACATCGCAGCCAAACGTAATCGTATCAGAGCAGGTAGTGGAGAGAAGATGCGTAAGGCAGGTAGCAGTGGCGCACCCTCTAAGGCTAATTTTAAACGTGCATCACAAACAGCAAAGAAGAAGTGATGGCGCGTAAACCAGACAACATGCCCAAGCGAAACAAGAAGAACTTCCGACCAACCAAGTCGGGAGCAGGCATGACTGAGGCTGGTGTTAAAGCATACCGTAAGAAAAACCCCGGAAGTAAGCTGAAGACGGCTGTTACGGGTAAAGTTAAGGCAGGAAGTAAGGATGCAAAACGTCGTAAGTCATTCTGTGCTAGGTCTGCAGGACAAATGAAGAAATTTCCTAAGGCGGCTAAAGACCCGAATAGTCGTCTGCGTCAAGCACGTAAGAGGTGGAAATGTTAAACATGTTGATAGGACCTGTAGCTGATTTAGCAGGTACATGGTTAAATGGTAAAGTAGAAGAGAAGAAGGCTCAGTCAGCAACTAAAGTAGCTAGGGCGCAAGCCGAAGCTGTAGTGATGCAGAAGAAAGCTACTGGTGAGATTGATTGGGATTTGGAGATGGCAAAGGGTAGTCAATCCTCGTGGAAAGACGAGTGGTTGGTAATTTTGTTCTCAATACCCTTAATATTAGCCTTCATCCCCGGAATGGAAGAAGTAGTATCAAATGGGTTTGCACAGCTTGAAGCCATGCCACAATGGTATCAGTACAGTCTTGGCATTATTGTTGCCGCTTCTTTTGGTGTACGCAGTGCTACTAAACTCTTCGGTAAGAGGTAGTCCTAGCCCTGATATAGAATTTGTTAGACCAAAGAAGAAGCAATGGCTGCACAAACAATTTTAGAATACAAGATAGTACCTCGTTTAATGATGCTCGTAGTAACAGTTATGTACATTAGAGTAATTGAATGGGGTATGTCCTTAGACGACTTGAGTACACAGCAGAGTGCAATGATATCTGTAGTCTCAGGTGCGATGACAGGAGCATTTGCAGTATGGTTAGGTTCGGAGACTAAGAAATGAAAAAGAAAACAGCTAAAAAAACTTTAACTAAACGCCAACAAAATACCATGAAAAAGCATAGCAAACATCACACTAAAAAACACATGACTGCTATGACTAAAGATATGAAGACAGGTAAAACTTTTGGACAGGCACACAAAAAGGCCATGAAAAAGGTTGGTAAATGAACATAGACAAGTTAAGAGAAGAACTAGCTGAAGACGAGGGATGTAAGTATGAAAT